GGAAGTCCTTATACTCCTCCTGCTCGAGCATCGTGCTTTTGCCGGCGCCGGGTAAACCGCCTGTGATAATGGCCTGACGATTTTCCTCGGCCTTTTTGCCCTTCAATAAATCTGCGACAATCTGCTCATGTAGCTTCTTGCGCTCCGGCGTATATTCACCGTCCACTGTATTTTCGGTCTTGCTGTTGCCCAAACCTTCGGCATCCTTGCGCGCCTGCTCCAATTTCAGCTTCAAGTCCTCTGGAGTTAAGTCTCTTTCCTTCATCCAGTTTATTGTGTACTCATCATCGAACTTCAACGCCTGCATCAGAGCATCAAAATCCTTTTGCGGAAGTTTAATTTTCTTTATCAGTTCGTGCATCTTGGATATTTCACCCGCGCTTGACCTTGTTTTTTCATGCTCCTTGGAAGGTGCGGATGAACCCGAGGATTTGCTTTTACTTTCGCCATAGGTCGGCGTTGAACTCGAGCCACCCACATGCCCCTTGCGCCCATACTTGCCGCGCATCTCCTCAACACTGAACTCGGACAATCCATACACAGACTTGCGCTTCAACACAAAATCAATATAGTCACGCTCGACCTTGGTCATGATATTCCATTGGTCGTTCGTCTTGGGGTTGAACAGATACATGCGCGGGCCGGCCTTCTTAATTTCCGTTGCCCCTGCGGCGAGCAGACCGTCCAATGTCTCACGCATATTTGAGCCGTCGCGATACTTCATGCTTGAAATATCTTTTATCAATTTCAGGTCATCAAACGCCGTCTTACGTTCGGTGCGCGACTTTGTTTCATCATGGGCAAACTTGGTCAGTGTGTCAATTTCAGGATTGCCTGAAATTTGAACATCTGACTGACTTCCTTTTACGATGGGGGAGGCATGACTTGACGAACCACCAACCTGACCCGGACGACCATACGCGCCGCGCAATTCATCCACGCTGAACTCATCATCTGCATCCTGAATTAAATCAGCTATCTCGAGTTCAGCGATATTGTTGTGATTCTTCACATCAAAAGCCTGTTTGATAATCTGCTTGGCCTTAACTGCATTGGCAACCTTATCGGCCTGAATGGGATTGCCCTGCGCGTCCACCTTCTGTGGAGCATTGCCCTGAATGGGATTACCCTGTGCATCCACTTGATTTGCGCCTGTCGCATTGGGAGCATCCTTGATTTTAGGAAGTGCCTCGGGCAGGAAGTTGGACATCTTGCGAATGGCCTTGTAATCTTCATCACCCAACGGCAGGATACCGTTCAATGTCGAGAGGAACGAACCCACTTCATTCAGCGCAACTTCCTTGTCAATGTGCGAGAAACGAATAACAGGCCGCTTGGTCACACCGGGAAACTTGTCCTTATTCCAATCCCATAAGCGCCGGCCCACCTGTGCATCGAATTGATTTGCGAACCCGTCCATCATGGAGTTGAACGTGAACACACCCAACTGCGAACTGTCCTGCATACTTGCCAGTGCGCCTGTGCCTGTCAGTGTGTTCAATCCAATCCATTGCATCGTGTACACGGACAGCACCATCAATGAATAATGTTTAATTGTCTCGAGCAGACTCGGGCCGGCTTGAAAACCTATATCCAGTACCTTGCCGTCCATGCCATACGGCCACGCCGCATAATTACCTTCCTGTGCGGACAGGATATTGCGCGCGGCTTCTGCAATCGAACTCTTATCTGCCGCCGATAATGTACCCGGCTCATTTTTATTGACACTCAAAAAACCTGCGGCATGTTCAAACCCAATGCCCATGACCACCTCGAACCCATAGCGCAAACGCTCCAAACGCCACACAGCTTCGAGCGGGGATAATCCCTCGGGGTTGTTCGGGTCGCCGAATGTGATATGTAATGACTTGTCGAGCGGCAAAGTAATCGGGGGATTTGGAAAATCCAACTGCTTGAACCCGCGCAACTTCTTGCGGTCATCGAACTCCCATCCATAAAAAGTTCCCGGGTCGCGCCATGCTATGCGGCGAATGCCTGTCAGTCCATCATCATATTGACTGCGCCAATCATCCGGTACGGCTGTATTTGTATTCGGAACCTGTGAGGGAGGCGGCACCCAATACGGGTCACGCTTGCCGGCCACGACTTCCCACCATCCGAACCCCATGAACGGCACATGATTGACCAGTGTATCAAGAAAGGCAGTCGCGCCCCCGTCCATGTCGTCAATGACTTCATCGACGAACTCCTTGTATTTCTTATCATCTTCACTTGGCTTATCGGGCAAGTCCACTTCAAAACCAATCGAGCGCGACCATGATGTGAACGCCTGCCGAATGGTTACGATTTCAGGCATGGAGCGCCGCAGTTTCGAATACAGCGGATAGACCGTCGGCCATGTCAGTTCGGCATTGTATGCCTCGGTTATCCAGCCTGACCATTCCTTAAGACCACTTGTGCCGCGTTCCTTGTTAAAAACAATACGCACTTCTGTATCTTTCGACTTTGAAGTGGTATCTACATTGGGTGAATTTTTATTTTCACCTGCGCCTTTTGTTTTTGATTTTGGGGAGGCTTTTGTTACCATCGGTCATACTCCTTATTCAGTCCATCTGTTCCTGACTTTCGCATTTTGAACAATGCGCTTGGCAGTCTTTACTTCCATCTTATCCACTCCTCCCTTTTGAGTCCATTTGGATTTATAGTCCTTGACCTGTCCCAACTCCTTGACATCATCCCATCCCTTATCCAAACGTCCGCCAAGAGCATATCGCAGTGCATCCAATCTGTGAAAATGGTTCTTATCCTGAATGACTTCTGTTACTGTTGTGCCATCGGGCAACATCTTTCTTTTATAGGTCTGCATCTCATGACGCAAGCCCTTGCATTTTTTTGATATTTTTAATCGTCCTTGTTTAATCAGCCCGATTATACTGCTAATTCCAACCTCGACATCCGGCTCGGATGGTTTTTGAATGGGAACGTCATGTGTAGCCCAATCCCTGCGGAACTGTGTTTCGCTTGGCGCACCCCCGATGAACGTAACATCATACACACCGCCGACACGTTCTTTAACGCCATCGGACAACTCGTCAGTGGATACATCGCCCTCCAAATACTCATCATAGATGATGAACACGGACGGGTCAACAGTAACATCCTCGACCACATAAATGCTTGCATGATTTGCGCCCCCGGGGTCAATGCCCACAATGCGCGGCCATTGCGGGCCGAACACATCCTCATTCACGACAATATAATCAGTGTCCTGCATGTCGCCGTAGATAAGTCCGGGCGGTCTTGCAAACATGCCCTTGTAGAACATCTTGAAACGCCATGTCGGCATAGTGTCCTTGGCGCGCTGGTATTCCTCTTTTGGAAATGCGGGGTTCATCGTACTGCTGAACTGAATGACATCATAGTTCGGGTCACCGTCCATAAAGCGGTCATACCATTCTGTTTTGAGCCATCCTGAATTGTAGACCGTTGTTGTTCCCAATAGTTTGCCCTGCGATAAGGATAAACGCCTGAGAATGGCTTCGAAGATGGTCACATCCCAATCATCCATGCCGACCTCATCAAGCCATGCGGCCTTGGCGGTTGCACTCTCCATGCCGGCAGGGGCTTCGGCTGAACGCAGAATAATGCGCCCCCACATTAAATCACTTGAACGCTTCGCCCAAAACTGCTGTGTCTCGGGGTCGCGCAACTCCATCACCTTGTCGCCCGGCCAGTATCGCCCAATGTCCAACACGTCCTCGAACACCTTTCGTATCTCGGGCAACATCTTCAATTTGAATAAATCATAGTTGGTCGTTGCCGCAAGATAATCGCCTGCGCCTCGCTGTTGTATCTCGCGATATAACCACCACGGGCCAAAGGATGTTTTGCCTCCCTGTGTTCCACTGAGCATTAAAACAAAACGGGCAGGCGAGTTCCATACTCTCGTCTGACCCAAATGATTTCCAAAATTAAGCCTGACCTTTTCATTCGGCGTAACTGTATAAAAGGGAGGCGGCTTCGTTCGCTCGAGAATATCCGTCACGGAATAAACTCCAAAGGCTCATGCCATTCGGTGATGTCCATATAAATAGCATACTCCTCTTCCGAATTTTTGCAATCAGGCATACCCCAAATGTTAATGCCGAACGTAAAAGCATCATTATAGTTTTTGTTAAACTTCCACTCCAAAGTCGTATAAAGAGTAGGTGTAATTGGTTCATTCATCATCGTAAACGGCATCGGCATTTTCAGGCTCGCCTTGCGAATTGATTCAACAGCGTCAACCCATGAAGCAAGGATAGGGGCAGGATTTGCATTTGTAATTGATTCAACAGCGTCAGCCCATGAAGCACGGATAGGGGCAGGATTTGCATTTGTAGAAGTGCTTTTTGTACCGGTGCTTATGGTTGTATAAGCAGTTGATTCATCATCATCGTAATCCAAGTTAATATCATTCATCATCGTCCTCGTCTTGGGCAGGTCTATCCCTGTGAACCTTCACATCAATGCCGTTCGAGCCGTCCTCAGCCAAAATCACCTCGACCAGTTTTATTCTGCCGGCGGGGGCTTGGCCTGTATCATCGCCGAACTCTGTTCGCAGTTCATCCAGTGAGGTCTTGACCGCATTGGTCACATCACGCAACTCCTGCTTCGACATATTTAGGCCGGCCAATGCCTGCACGGTCTTGTTGAAAAACGCGCCGACCAGTTCCTTGCGCCGTCTGTTCCACTTCGCGCGCTCTGTCTGAAACTCCTTGGCATCCAATTCGCGCTCTATCTCATCAAAACGAATGACACGCTCCTGCCAAAAATACTGACCGCTCCATCCGGATATTGTCGTCCATCCCTTCGATGGAATAGGGGCGGGGATGGGTTCATCCTTCGGCCATCTCTTAGGGTCGGCAGTAAACTTTATCCATTCCGCTTCCTGTTTCTTATACGTCGCAATCAATTTGTGCAGGGAACGCCCCAACCCCATTTGAGCATAGTCGAACAGGGCTTGGTGTGCCTTGGTCGTCTCGCCGGCTATCAATGCAAGCGGGTTGTCATTATCGAACACCACCGGGCGCATATCTGTTCGTTTGTCTTGGTTTGTCCTGCCGTCTCGCTTTTTCGTCATTAATTCCTTCTATCGAACACGCTGATAATCTGTGCGCGCCCAAAATATGCCTGACCCTGCCATACATAGGTTTCACTGAGTTGAAATTTATCATGCGCCTTTTTATACAGTCCATCCTTGTTGGCAGGAATGAACCAGTGTTGAAAGATTATTCTTTTACGGGCAACGCGCGCCAGTTCGCACAGCAGGTCATGATTCCATTGGAACTTTCCATTGTAGGGCGGGTCGCACAGCACAGTTCTAAAGCTGTCATCCTTGATAATGTCGTGCATGTCTGCGGCATCGCACAGAATATCAGGATGGTTCAACGGGTCATTGTCGAGGCGCACATCCCCGAGCATGGATTTTCCACAACAGACATGCAGGGTTTGTCCAACGAACAGGGTCGCCAAGTGTTCTTCAATGCTCTGCGGCCACAAGACCTTTTTGACC